TCTGAAAAACTAGACGCCGCAAAAGTCAGAGGTGGCACTGTTATGACTCAAATCAGAAGTTCGGAGTTAAGGTTCATTGAACCAGTAAACATGAATGAAGTCGGTTGGATTTTTGAAAGACTTAAAGAAATTATTGACAACGTAAACGACCGAATTTATGAGTATCAATTACACTATTTTACCCCACCTCAATTTACTCACTATAAAGTTGATGATTATTATGACTGGCATATGGATTTACTAATGGGGAGACCATGTGAAGCATTATTTATGAGAAAACTTTCAGCAACGGTATTTTTATCAAGTCCAGAAGATTTTACTGGAGGGGAATTGATGATGGGACGCAATTCTGATGGCAGCCATGAAGAGATAATTGAACCCAAACAAGGGTCTATGGTTTTGTTTCCCTCATTTATTTGGCACAAAGTCAATACCGTAAAATCAGGGGAGCGCTATTCGTTAGTCGTTTGGAGCGAAGGGGATAAATTTAGATGAGTAAAGAACAAGATGAACAGGTTGTCTATTGGGCTCCATGGATAGACAGGTCGACTGGTCAAAGAGAAAATAAATCAACCGTAAGTGAATGGTTATACAAAGAGCCGTCAAATGTGTGGCAAGAGTTGCTAGACAATAAAGACCAAAATATTATTTCTAGCAAACTAACTACTACATACCTGCAGTGCCCAGCAACCAGAGAAGCATTCACCAATGTTTTTGTAGTCAGATGTCCATGTACATCAACCGCAGAAGTATCAATAAAGGAAGATAATCAAATTGAAAAAGTAGAACAAGCATGGACTGGCGTATCTCAGTGTGAGATAAGCATGGCTCATGCACCAACATGTTATGACCAACTTCTTATTATTGTGGGCTATCCATTTATCTTTTTCAGTGAAGAATCGCTTTTTATGAGGTCAACATCGCCATGGTTTCATTCAGCGCCGCATGCCTCTTTGGGCGCAGTTGTCCCTGGTCTTTACGATATTGGGCGTTGGTTTAGACCCTTAAACTTTGAATATAACCTTTGGCCAAGAAATAATAAATTCACAATTATGGAGGGCGAACCAATGGCCTATCTAGAATTTTCAACAAATAAGCCGATTGTTTTTAAAAGATTTGAACTCACACAAAAATTAATTGACCTCGCTTCAGACTCAATTCATACTCGGACAAAGCAAACAAGAGGCCTAAATGGTTTGTGGAATAGATACAAGATGTTTGACGAATCTTATGGTAAAAAAATTATAGTAAAAGAAATTAAATCTAATTTAATATGATTTTTCTTGAACGCTCAGAATTCATTGTTAAAAATCTTCCCGAGATAGAAAACTCTCTAGAATTTGCGCGTTTTAAATTTAAAGACGTGATGGGGACGACCGAATATACAAAAGCATACGGGATTTATAATCTCTTTGCTTTACTCCATTCCGATACCCTTTTTTATCAAATATTCATTGATTTGCGCGAGCGAGTCAGAACTGCTCTAAAACTAGAACCAAATCAGCCTCTCTGGATGCAGGCGTGGATGAATGCCGACAGACCAGAAGGGGTTCTCGATTGGCACGACCATATGTGGCCGTGGCACGGCTATATATCTATTGACCCCAAAAACACGAACACAGTATTTGAAGACAGAGTAGTCAAGAATGTTCCAGGTCAAATTTATTTTGGCGAAGGTCACAATAGACATAAAGTTGAAGTTCTGGAACCATATGAGGGGTTGAGAACAACAATTGGGTTTGATGTAACCAACGTAGTTGGCGAAAGGACAAGGTATGTCAGTTTTATCCCGTTCTAATTCCAAGGAAGAGCAATATACGCAAGGCGAACATGTCGGCGTATGGGACAATTTTTTTACTCCAGAACTATGTAATAAATTTATTGCATTTTACGAATACCGTTCAAAGATTGCGTTTAAACGAAACGACTATACAAAGCAAGACTCATCAGTAAATATCGGCACCGAGGAAGCGATGCGTCAAATCATGGTTGACAGTTCCATGAGTGATGATTTCCTCCCTGAATTTTTAAATAAGTTTTGGGGTACTTGCTATCCGATGTATGTCGAGAAACATCCGCACTTGACGAATGCAGTTTCTTCGCTCGTTATGTCAACGATAAAAATTCAAAAAACATTACCTCAAGAGGGCTATCATGTTTGGCATTGCGAGCAAGCAACCATAGAAACTGGGCGCCGAATGGCGTTTATTATTCTTTACCTCAACGATGTTGAGTCTGGTGGCGAGACAGAGTTTCTTTATCAGTCTGCTCGTGTAGAGGCTTCTCAGGGACGCCTAGTGCTTGCACCAGCCGCCTATACGCACATGCATAGGGGCAACCCACCGCTTACGGGCGCAAAATACATCCTTACTTCGTGGCTGGAGTTTGAGAAGTAGCATTAAATCATATTATGGAAGTCAATTTATGGCACTTCTGCGGAAAACAGATACAAAGCAGAAGGGTGGATAAATAATTTATACGATTCAATTGACAGTAATATATATATGGTTTACGACATGCTTCCGGGTAAATTACACGACCTAGGATTAAACTGCTAGGTTTTACAATTCATCAACCAATTTATATATGTGTTTAAAATCAAGCCCAATCATAACCTGATATTTGTCTAAAGAATCTTTATTTGGGGCTCCGTAATGGTCAAATTTTTCTCCAGTTAAATACTGCCGAATTCTTTCCATCTCAGATTTTTTTACATAATCATTTACTTTATATTGTCCATCTATTAACTCTCTCCATTCTTCTTGTTGCTCTTGTCTTTTTGATAAATGTTTTGACAAATGCCAAATATATGTTTTGCCAGTGGAAAATACTTTATACCCTCTTGTTATTGACCTTAGCGCAATCATACTTTGGTCTCCAATAAAAATAGCCTTTGGGTCATGACCAATCTCCTGAAGCCACATAGATGACGCAAACATAAAATGCCCACAAATTGCATAATGTTCCATAATCTCATCACCACAAACCCGCCTATCCCTATCAACAATTAACGCTGGTTCAGACCAATTTTTATGAATTCCCCCAATTGTCTGTATGTATATTGGGCAACACTGCGTGGAATCTTTTTCGTATCCCATTATTTGTCCATCATCACCGAAGTACCATTGTGGAGCATGGTTTGAAATTATCGGTTTTTCTACATCAAGGTCTTTATTTATTTTAATCCAATCAGATATAAGGCAAGAATCCCAAAACTTTTCAAAAATCATATGACCGTCTATTTGTAGGTAAAAATCTTCACCGTTCCAAAAAGAATCGGCGCTACACCTGTCTATTCCCCATCCGCGAGGTTGACCGACAACGCTATGTATAACCTTTATGTTCTTGCTTGGTTGAATAATATTTTGAAAACAACCATTTGATGAAACATTATTCACACCAAAAAATACTCTTTCAGGATATCCGGCATTTTCCATGGCTGACGATATTGTTGACCCCATCAAATTTTCGTCAAAGCCTGTAACGGCAACAAATATTGTATGTTTTGAAATGTCTTGATTTAATTGCTTTTTATGTTCAATTTCCACATAACCATAATATACGGTAAAGATGTTAGTCTTTATTTATGATTCGTGAAGAAATATACCCAAATGTTGTTGTTTACCATGATGCAATTCCGCACCATCGAGAGTTTCTTGAAATTGCTAAGACTTCAAGAGAATATGCGACAGATTGGATAGATTGGTACACGCTCGGTCACCAAAGCACGATAATTGGCTACCCACACTTAAAATTTGAACATTTTCCGAATATTGATGAGTGGAATAGTAAATTTGTAAATATCAACAACCCACTAGTTGATATGGTGTCAAATGCTTTTTACACATCTACTGCTGATTATATTAAGTCAAATTTTTTTGGAATACCCAACTGGGTTCATGGGACGCCAACCATACATTCGCATGTTGCAAAAACAAAAGACAAGTTTTTAGCCATGCAATACCACACTGATTTAATTATGTCCGAGACTGAGTGTAGAGGTTTTAAGCATTCAATAACATGCAATGTCTACTTAAATGACGAATACAAGGGTGGAGAATTGTCTTTTAAAATTTTCAAAAATGATACAGATTTTGATTTTTTTAAGTATAAGCCAGCATCAGGAGACGCTCTTGTTTTCCCATCTAGCCCACCATATTTTCATGGTGTTCATAAAACCTTAGAAAGAGATAAATATTTTATAAGAATGTTTTGGGGTTATGACTATGAGGGGAGTTCTGCTTGGCTCAAAAATGAAAAAAAATATGGTGCTCAAGAATGGGCAAAAATAGAACGAGCCCGAGCAGACACCGAAAATAAATCATCCATGTGGATGAAGGGTCATGTAGAAGAAGATTGATTTGTTTGGTAAAAAGTAATAGGGTCTGGATGTGAATTATCGGGGGCACCAGTTTTTATATCTGCAAATACTAATTTTTGTTCGCGAAGTCTTTTAACTGCTGGGTCAAAAGCAAAAGTCGTAGAAATATATCTATTTGGTCCTAAAAGAACTGGAAGTGTTCTATGTTGATAATGAGTGATGCCCGGATGCATCAATAGGTCACCTTTTTGAGGCTTGTATGAAAGATTAAGATTTTCATAAAAAATTTCTCCACCGTTGAAATCAGTATGATACATAGTCATTCCGAACTGAACATAGTTTGTTGTGCCATCGGTTCCGGATGGATTGTCCGCATGTAAAAACATTGCTTCTCCCGGTTTCATTCTATGAACACTTATCATTCCACCAAAAGTCCATTTTTCTTCTCTTTCGTCATCAAATAAATTTCTTATTCTTGAAAGAATGTTAACAATGTGTCTATTGCCCGTATTTTCATCACCGACATACAGTATTTTCCCAGTCCACCATTTGCGTTTATCTTTCCACCAATTTTCCTCTGGTGCTGATTCAGCCAAAGCAACAAACCAGTCTCTTTCTTCTTGTGTGGTGAAATTTTTGATTACATGAATATTTTTTTCTACCTGATAGTAATTAGGGTGATTTAATATTTTGGGGACTTGATATATCTCGTCTCCGTGTTCCCAATCGTTCGTGTCAGGATATTTCCAGTCGTTTATACTAGACATTTTGATTAAATTCCATACTCGTTTAACTGCGTTTTGTCTTTTTGCGTAATCCCATATTTATCTTTCGGCTTTCCATAAAAATCTTGCATAAATTCATTCGTGTGATATTTATCAGAATAATCAAGCATTGTGACAAGAGAATACTTTGTCCCATTTAAAACCGGCACAGACCGATGGGGGTACATGTAATTAGATGGGAAAATAACTAAATCGCCAATTTTGGGTTTTATAGTTATATTCCACATCCCGAATTCAAGTTCGCCTCCTTCATAATTATCATTAGCCCATCCAACTAAGGAGACTGTGCAGTTATATGAATATCCATGGTCAACATGTTGGGCGAAATGTTGACCAATTCCATATTTAACAAAATTTGTTGACTCCCAATATTGAAGTTCGGGAATATTAAAAGTAGAACAATAATGTTTCACTGCCTGTAATTGTCTATAGTGTGCGGCATCGTACATATTGACAAGTTTTTGTTCTTGTTCGTTAAGTTTTTTGTTTCCCCAATTTGATGGTTTCCATTTAAAATCAAAACAATCCCTGTAGTCGGGCATGATTTGTTGGAACCCAACCATCGCTTGAAGCCACTGATTATTATTCGAATTTGACGCAAGGTAGGTTTCAAGAATTTCAATAATTTGTAAATCAGGTGTCAAGACATCGTGATATAAAAATATCCCCGGACCAATAACATCCACTGAAGTCCATGTGTTTTCAAGTTCATTCATTTTTACCATTTCTCCAATGGACAGACTGCTTCTTTGAGTTTTACTTTAATTTTCATAAAACAACCACATTCTTTACATTGGCTGGTGACTTTAAGTAATCGTGGGCATTCTTCGCAAATAGACCACCGATTTTGCGATTCCTCTTCTGTCGCATAACTCGTGGTTTGTTTAACCACATCCCAGGGACGTGTTGTGCCTAGTTTCTTTTTATATTCCTGCCAAGCAGACATTTTTATTCTGCAGGCTGAGTAAATTCACCGTTTGAATATGTCCAGCCAGTATCAATTAATTCTTCTGCTGGAAATTCAACCGCTATGGGGTTACTGTTGAGACCCGCAACCCATCTTTCGGCTTGTTCTGGATTTATTTCGTCATTTATAGTTAGCACCATAAATACATCACCCTCAGCAATTAAAGCAAATTTTCTGTGCATGAAACCTCCTGGTTGAATCCTACTACTAACTGATACATAAACCTGGTCCTTGGCATAGACCATCTGCGAAAACACCGCAAGATTCGCACGAGTATGTTACAACAGGGAAATACGGTGGGAAATACGGTGGGAAATACGGTGGGAAATACGGTGGGAAATACGGTGGGAAATACGGTGGGAAAAACGGTGGGAAGAAAGGTGGGAAGAAAGGCGGGAAGAAAGGTGGTGGCGCCACTGGCGTTACAGCAGAAGAAGCCGTAGAAGTAGCGCTTACTCCGTATCCGCTTATTGTGGAAACAGTAAAAGAATATGAAGTGCCGTTAATTAAACCAGTGACAGTTATTGGTGACCCCGCACCAGACGCTGTAGTGCCCCCTGGTGATGCTGTTGCATTATAGGTTGCAGTTCCTTTGCCGTCATAGGTGGAAGGGGTGAAGGTAACAGTTGCTTGAGAGTCGCCTGCTGAAGCCGAAACAGATGTCGGTGGGTCGACGTACTTACCTTGACTAGATGTATTACCTGGAATCACGATGCACTCAAGTCGCCCATCAGCATCCAAATGTTCGTGTCGCACTTAAGGAGTGTCGCCGACGAGTATTGTGTCCGCAAGTAAGCACCAGGGGTCGCATAAATGGTTACAGTTCCCGAAACGGGAATTACTTGTGTCTTACCAGAACCATATTGGATGATATGAATCTGTGACCCAATAGGGAAAGCAACTGAGGCATTTGTCGGAACAGTGACAGTGTTTGCTGTTGAGGTGATGTTCATCTTAATGAACTTGTTTTTATCGGTCAACACAAGTGTATAACTTGCTACCTGTTCGTCAATTGTTGCGTCCGCTAATTTGCCCAAATCAATCGCGGCTGTAGTGCTGACATCTGCGTTAACAATCGTACCGTCAGCAATTTTGGCGGAAGTAACGGCACTGTCAGCAATTTTTGCCGTAGTGACATTTGAGTCCAAAATCTTTGCTGTGGTTACGGCATCAGCAGCAATTTTGGCTGCAGTGACCGCAAGTGCAGCAATTTTGGCTGTAGTGATTTCGCCGTCTTCAACCTGTGCCCCAACTTCAACCCAGTTGTTGGTGTTGTCGTAGACATAGAGTTTGTTATCTGAAAAAAGATAAGCAAGACGACCTGCGCTCAAAGACGGTTCGCCAGCGCCTCCAAAAGCAGCATCACGAGCGGCGCTGTCTGCAAAGTACGCCACAACCTGATCCATTAAGTATGTGTTTACTTCGGTTGCGGTTAATTGGCTACCGGCAGTAAACAGTTTGACGCCTGCGCCAGCCATTCAAACCTCTGTTTCTTTCTTGAAAGTTATTAAGATTATACATCAAAA